GTCTTCCATCCGCGCCACGAGAGTGGCTGCGGCGAAGGTTTCCCGTTCGACATGGCCCACAGCACGATATCCGGGGATGGCGATGGCAAGCCCGAGGTCGAGTCCGCCCGCGCCGGAGCAAAGGGAGAGGCCGAAGAGGCATGCTTCTCCGGATCCGGAAGCGCGTCCGGTGGAATGTAGAGCCAGGTCATGCATGTCACGCGGTGACTTCTGGTTGGGTTTCGGGCGTGGCTGGGGCATCCCCCAGTCGCTCGGTTCTCATCTGCGCGAAGGTCCGACCGTCGCCGTCGAGGATCGCATCGCGGCCGGTGTCGGCCTGCCAGCGTTCGATGGCCACGTCGATGTAGGCTGGGCTGATTTCCATCGCGAAAACGCGGCGACCGTTGGCTTCGCCCGCCATGATCTGCGAACCCGAACCACAGAAGGGTTCATAGCAAAGCCCGCCACGCGCCACATGTTGGCGCATCGGGATCCCGAATGCATCGAGCGGCTTCGGCGTCGGATGATCGGGGCGCTCGTCCTTGGCAAAGCTGGGCAGCGCCCATGTCGACGCGAGGGTTTCCTCGGCCACCTTCGGCGGGCGGTTCGGACGACGCCAGCCCATGAAGCAGGGCTCGTGCTTCCACAGATAGTGCGAGCGGGTCAGAACCCCGCGGTCCTTCACCCAGATGATCTGCTGGTGGACGAAGGCTCCGGCCTTTTCCCAGCAAGCCTCCAGCATCGCCTGGCGGCGCGAGGCGTGCCAGCAATACCATGCGGCATTTTCAGCGATGGCTTCCGCCACGGCCGCTGCGATGAAACCGTCGTAAAGCTCGGCTCCCTGCGAACTGTCGTCCCAAGTCGTGCCGTAGGAGGCCGACCAATCCTTGTTGCGCGTCGGATGGTTTGAGCCGTCATAGTCGACGAGATACGGCGGGTCGGTCGCGAACAGGATTGCCCGCTCGCCATTCATCAGGCGGCGCACGTCGGTGGCGCTGGTGCTGTCGCCGCACAGCAGCCGGTGATCGCCAAGGATCCACAGATCGCCGGTGCGCGACGCAGGATTACGAGGTGGTTCAGGGATGGTCACCGGCGGCACCGAGCCCCCGGTGCCACCTTCTTCACCGTCCCCCTCCGGCACGAAAGCCAGCAGCTTGTCCAACTCGCCGTCGGAGAAGCCGACCAGCGACAGGTCGAAATCCTCCGCCAGAAGGTCGTTCAGTTCCGCCGACAACAGCGCCTCGTCCCAGGTGCCAAGTTCCGTCAGCTTGTTGTCGGCGATCCGATAGGCCCGCCGCTGCGCCTCGGTCAGATGGCCCAGCACTATCACCGGCGCCTCAAGCAGCCCAAGCTGCGTCGCTGCCAGCACCCGGCCATGGCCCGCGATCAACTCGCCATCCTCGGCCACGAGGCACGGCACGGTCCAACCGAATTCGGCCATGCTGGCGGCGATCTTCGCGACCTGATCCGCGCCATGGGACTTGGCATTGCGGGCATAGGGCTGCAGCCTGGCCAGCGGCCACATCGCGATCCGATCCGGGGCAAAGCTCAGCGTCATCGTCGGGTCATTCCTCGGATCAAGGTGGATACCCCTGGCTTCCGGACTCCGGGGTCCAGACTGGACTCCACGCGGGGTCCAGCGGCCACTTGGGGTGTCCAGCATCAAGGGTTTGATTTTGCGGCGTTTCAGGCAGGTCAGGTCGGCGCTGGCTTCCGGGTGGCTTCCCAAAAAACCGGCCCTGTCGCTAGCGATGTGCCGCGCTTCGCCCGCCAGCATACGTTTTCGGCCGGAAAGGAACCGGAAAACAATGGGTTAGGGTTTTCGCTCAGTTCCGTTCGGTCATCGCTTGATCCGAAAAACCGTCGCCACCCTCGTACCCCGTCAACCGCCTGCCTCTCGTCTTTCGAACCGTCTTGGCTCCAGTCCGGATTCCGGTTCGGACTCTGGGGTCCACCTCGAAATCCATCTCGAAACCGTTTGTGCCGTCCCGCGCGCGCCTCTCCCGAGTATATCCCTTTTTTAACCCCCTGGACGAAATGTGTAAGGCCCTGCGATGTCTCGCAGAAAATTCCCTCACAAGATGATTTTCCTTGACAGGTTGTCCGCATTCTCGATCACGAAGCGCTTCGACCGCTTCGATGAAGGCACGCGCCCGTGGAGCCGCCAGGTGATCAGCGCGAGGCCGTATCGCCAATGTCGGTTCGCGGTCGCCCGGCTGACCCCCATCTCCCAGCAGATCGGCTTCCACGGCGTGCGCTCGGCCCGCAACCAGACGATCCGGGCATCGTCCCGTTCCAGCCAGCGCAGCCAGAGCAATGCCTCCTCGGCCTCAGAAATCTGGCGCGGGCTTGGCCGGGGCCGGCGCGTCTGCGGCTCCTGACCAACCGTGTCCGCAAAGCTGTGGAAATACTCAGGCCACGCGCTGAAGAAGCCCTGCGGCATGACGCCGGGCAAGCTGCGAAAGACGTCGGCGGCGCTCTCTAGCCGGTCCTCCACCCGTGTGGTTGTCCACTCACCCATGGCGTGCCTCCCCTGCCCGCTTGCCGTAGAGCCGCTCGCCAAGCTGGCGGATCAGTTCTCGCTCGGCCCATGTCAGACGGTCATCGTCGATGCTCACAGCCAGCAGTCCCTGTTCATTCCAGCCGTCGCGTTTGACTTCATCGGGCGGGCGGCGATGCCCGCCATAGCCCTTGGGCACAAACCGCATTCCGCTCATTGCATGCTCCCCTTGGTCTCGAGCGCCCAGAACAGGATCGCGATAGCATCGGCCTCATTGTCGTCAGCTGGGCTGAACCCACGCGACCGGGCAGCGGCGATCATGGCCTCCTTGTTGGCGTTGCCCTTGCCGGTGGCGAACCGCTTGATGGTGCCGACGGGCACGCCCTCGTAGGGCACGCCGCGCAGCTCGGCCCATGCGGTCAGGGTGGCCATCAGACCGCCGTAGACATGGGCTGCGTCGGTCCCGACATGGCGACGGACCTCCTCGAACCAGATCGCTGCGATGGGGCCAGAGAGCTTGCTGATCTCAGCCAGCCAATTCGTAAAGCGCAGGTATCGCATCCCACCGCCATCGTAGCGCCCGGGTTTGAACGACGCTGTCCCGCTGGTGATGAGGCCGTCCGAGGACCGTAGCGCCCAGCCCGTCGTTGTCCCGAGATCCAAGGCGAGGATGGTCCCCGACGAAGCTGTCGTCTGGTGTTTGCACACGGGTTCAATTTGCCTGTTCGACATGGTCATCTCCATTGCTGCTCGAAAGGTGAAGGATGCGCGACGATCTGGCCCGCGCGCGGATACCCCACGACGTATGGGATGGGGCCCAACCTGCTGGTTGGCCCCCCATACGTAGTATGGGGGCTTTCATTGTTCGTCCTCCAATCGGCGTAAGACACTGAATTTATTTGGGTTTCGAGGACGAACAGAGGTCGTACAAGAGGACGAACGTGTTCGACCTCTTTTTGCTCCAAGTAATTGATTTCATTGGAGTGAGGACGAACAACAGAGGAGGACAAACATGTTTGTCCTGAGGTCGAACAGAGGACGTACAAGCCAAAATCAGGCATTTTCATCCTCCCGGATCGACCAATCGGAAGGATCTTCCAGGTCCATGCATTGCCCGTTGGAGGGTGATTTGTAGTGGCTCGGGACGACCGGAATGACGCTGTCCAGAACCTCTCCGGTCTCTGGGTCGATCCGCCCCTTGCGGCCGAACACCATGCCTTCCGCGCAGAGGTATCCGAAGCGGGACCGAACGACGGAGTGGCCGAATTGTGTGCCGTCGCGCAAGAAGCGGATGTGGCCTTTGGTGGCCAGCACATTGATGCGGTCGCGAATTGTGAACTGACTGCCAAGGCCACGCTGGTTCTCGAACGCCTCGCGGAACTGGGTTGAGGTGTAGAGTTTACCGTCGGCAGCCTCGTCGATCAGGATCGACAGGATGACATCGCGTTTACGGTCTCGCTCGGCGTCATGCTTCGCACCCACCTCCTTGCGCACCAACCGCTCGTTCATGGGATTCAATTCGACCCATTGACCGCCGACCTTGTCGATCACCTTGGGCGACAGCGCGGGGCCATTGCGTAGCTCGATCTCCAGTTTTCGTTGCGAGCAGTCCTCGTCTGGCCGGTGCAGGATCAGGCCCGAGGTATAGAAGCCGCGCAGCGCGCTGGCGCCGGAGAGCGCGAGGAAAGGATCGTCCTTCACCTGCTGCTTGCTGAGCTTCTTGGTGTGGTGGATCAGGATCACCCCGCAGTCGGGGTCGATATGATCGCGCAGGACCTCCACCCGTTCCTTCAGAAAGAACATCATCGCGGTGTTGTCGTTTTCGCCGCCGCCATCGGGACCGCCGTCAAACAGGTTGCGGATCGGGTCGACGCAGAGGATGTCCACCGGCGCCTCCGGGAACGCGGTTTGCACGGCGCGGGCAACCTGAACGCTGCCCTCATTGTCGAGCAGCATCTTGAGTTTCGGCGTGGCGACGAAGGTGTCGCGTGCGGCGGCCAACACCTCTGGCGGCAGGGCGATCTGCTTCAGCCGTTCCCGCAGATAGTGATATTGGATCTCGGCCTGCAGGTAGAAAATGCGCAGCGGCCGCGGCGGCGTGAAGCCGAGGAACGGCACGCCTGCCGCCATGTGCACGAGCCAGGAGATCAGCAGATCGCTTTTGCCCACCTTGGGCGCGCCGCCCAGCACCAGCAGTCCGCCCGGCGTCAGCACGCGCGGCGCGATGATGTCCTCCGGCATGGGGCTCTCGTCGTCCAGCAACGCGCCGAGCGTGAATGCTGGCATCTCCTGCGGCCCCGGTGCGCCGGAATCCAGCCGGATCAGGGGCGGTCCGTATTTCTCGACATGGCGCTCCCAAAGCCGCTCGGACTCGCGTTGGAGCCGCTCAACGGGCCACTGCGGCCGCAGCATCGCGGCGTTGTATCCGCAGATGCCCTCCCAGCCCTCATCCTTGGTCATCCGGCCATCGTGGACCATGCGGATGAAATACCCGATCGCGGCGGACGCGCCCTCAAAGCGGGACCAATCGTCCTGCGCACCCTCGCGCACCGGCGTGACCAGCACATCGTCCATCGCCGGCTTGTCGGGATGGTTGAACTCGGGCTGCAATGAGATGCCTGGTGCGGGCGGCATGTCGGTGACAGCCTCGATGAACTCGGTCAAATCACGCTCAAGATCAGCGTTGAGCTCAACAATGCGCACCAGCGTTTTCAGGCTGTTCTTGTAATAGACGCTGCCTGCCACCCGGATTGGCTGGTGAGCAGAGCGGAAATGCATGTCACCGCCGACCTTGGCGGCAATGTCACCGCGCAGACGGCAGACGCGGGCGATGTCGTCCCCTTCCGCAGGTTCGGTCAGCCTCCACCAGATATGCGCCTTTTGCTGGCCTTCCGGCGTTACACCACCGCTTTCCACCACCATGGTCGGTGCACCGAGATGGCGCTCGAGATGGGCGCGCTTGGCCGCGATATCGCCGGTGTCGAGATCAACAACCACGGTCTGCATCTGCAGGACTTCAGCAGCCTTGGCCTGACCAGTCGCGGCCACGGTGCCGGGAATGACATACACGGCAGCACCTTCGCGCGAGGCCCATGTGGCAAAGGTTGCCATCTTTTCAGGCGCGTCGGCATCCGCCTCGAGCCAGATGTTGTGCGGGCGCCCATCGATGCCCTGACCCTTGTCGATGAAACTCCGGACCGGGATCAGACCATCGCAGTATCCGAAGACGACCTGCATGAACTGCGCGATCTGCGCAGGGTCCGGCTCGTCGCCGAACACATCTATCTGCGGGGCGGCGTCGTTGAAGTCGCGCCACGGATTGAAGTGCACGATGTTTTCCTTGGGGGTGTCGGGCGTCGTGTCGTCGCGCATGGGTGTGTCCTGATCGGGATCTGATGGATTGGTGGGCTCGTCAGTCATGCCGCCAGCCCCCAGCACCGCTCGGCATGGGCACAGAACCGGCATTCGAAGAAATCCGGTTTGGTAGCGATGCGCGGCAGCAACTCGCCTGCGTCGGTGGCCTGCAGGATCCGCACGGCGCGGTCGGACATGCGCTGCGCCAGATCGGCATCGAACGGCACGAGCTCGTGATGCAGCTCCGCCGTGTCCTTGTTGATCGCCGTGAACAGCGCCGGTGCGGCCGAAATCCCCGGCACCGAGGGCTCCATATAGGCCTGGTAGATCGCGATCTGGGCGGCATAGACGGGCTTGGAAACCGTCACGCCGTCCTTGACGCAGGCGCGCCAGTTTTTCACGTTCATCGTCTTGCATTCCCACAGCGCGGGCACGCGCATGCCGAGCGCCGCCGGGGCATCGGCGATGATCCCGTCGACATGGCCCCGGATGCGACCGCCCGCGACGGAGAAGCCGAACTGGCCGCCATCGCGTTTTTGGGTGACCAGATCGATCCCGGCCGCGCGCAGCCAGCGGATCGCCAGATCCTCGAGCTGATGGCCGATGGCGAAGATCCGCAGCGTTTGCCCGCCGAAATCCGCACCCTCATCCTTGGGCGCACCGGCAAACTCGAACTGCAGCGCGCGTTCGCAGGCATGTCCAAGCCGGGAGGCGCCGAGATACGTCCGGGGCGGTGTGGCTTCCCGTTCGGCGATGAGCGCTGCATCGACCAGAGCGTTGATCCGCTCGGCGGTGGAGGGGCGTGGGTTGAAATCCAGCATCAGAACGGGATCTCATCTTCGAGCGCAATCTCAGCCATCTTGGCGCGGAACGCCTCGATGGTGACGGTAATCAACCTGTGCATGTCGTTCTGCGTCAGCTGCGCCAGCGGCCTGCCCCAGCCAATTCGCTCCATCTCGGGGGCGAGCGCGCGCATCACGGCAGGCAGCGCCTGCGTTTCCTCTTTCGTGAAATCGACCATGCTCAATCCTTTTCGAGCTTTGAGTGTGAAGGCCGCCTGGCAGCCCATTGAGCAGAACCAGCGCCGGGTTCGATGCAGGCGCGGCCGGTCGGGATCGAACCAGCCAAAACCCTGAGTGCGGGATGTGCAGACGGCACAGAGCAGCGGGCGCGGATGCCAGAGGCGATCAACGCTCGGTCGATCCGAAGCCGCTGTGGGCGCGGATGGGACTTGCGCGACATTGCTCACGCGGCCCTCTGCCGCCTGGCTCGGTTGGCCCGCGCAACATTTTCGGAGAGCGGGATCCAACGGCAATTGTCAGGGGAATAGCCGCTCCGCGGATCAATCCGGTCTATGCTGAGATCGTCTGCATAGCCGTGCGCCAAAGCCCAGTCGTAGAACTGGACTGGCTTCTCCCGCCATTGTCGACAAACGCGAATTCCGCGCGCGCCGTAGCGCGGGAAATCCTTGCTGTTGGGATTGTGGCACCGTGCCAACATCCCACGACGAATGTTCTCGAGCCGGTGTCCGGTCATCCCGTGGGTCCGCCGTGAAGCCGCAATGAGGACCCGGGTCGCGCAACCACAACTCTTGACGGTCCCTCTGCGCAAACGGCTGCCATCTTTGATGGTCAGCCTTCCACATTTACAGCGGCACAGCCATTTTGGTCTCGGTGAAGCGCCGAAGCGCTCCACCACTGTCAAAAGGCCAAACCTCTGTCCTGTCATGTTGATCGCAGGCATCGGCATAGTCAGTCCGCCCACGAAGGTCGCCCATGCGGAGCTGGTGCTTGTGCCTCGTACGCCGTTTGATGCGCAGCAGAGGCAAAGCCCGGAGCTCCCGATGGTGCCGTCACCACCGGCGCCGTTCCCATGACCTGCGCATAATCGCGATGGTCGGGCGTGACCGCGCTGCGGATCTCGTTCTTGTCGTCCCCGCTGGCGTCTGTGCCGATGTCGATGCGGGCGATGAACTCGATCCCGTCCAGATCGGCAAACCCACTGATCCGCCGGGCTGCCTGCGCTTCCGCCGACATGTCCTTGTCGGAAATCCCTCGCGCCGAGTTCAGCATGCCACGCACGAGGCTGCGGCCCATGTTGGTCCAGTCCGGCCCCTTCGGGCTGTAGAGCCCGATCAGCGTGAAGATCTTGCGCCGGGCATATGGGCCCTCGGTCACGGTGAACTCGCCGTTCAGGTACACCGCACCAGTGGAGCCGCGCGTGGCATAGCCGCCGGTCCAGCCCTGCGAGGCATCGTCGAACCCGCCGGGGCGGATGGTCAGACGCACCTTGGCCAGCGTGCCCTTCGGGATCAGGTTGGTGTTGCTCTGCGCGTCGTTGAAATCGTTCCAGGAACCCATGGGGAACCTCCTTTTCTATGATCAGGATTGCGGTTTGGATTGGTCGGCACCGGCCGGATCGGCGGGTGGCGGGGCGTAGGTCAGGCGATCCGTCGCCGGGGTGACAGGCGTCCGGATCTTCGCCATCAGGCGGCCAAGATGAGGCTCTTCGACTTGGGCCAGGCGGCCGGAGCGATCCTTGGCCGGAAAGCCCCAGGGGTTGATCGTCTGGCAGACGAAGGCTCGATACGGATCGCCGCCATCGGCCTTCAGCTCCGCCATGGTGATCACCTCATCGACGATCCCCGGCAGCTCCAGCCCGGTCTTGGAGCCGTCGATCTGGGGCTGGAATACCTTGCGATTGAAGTCGTCGAGCTTCTCGTCGAGGATGCCGACGAACCAGACATTCTTGGCCCTCGTGTGCTGCAGATGCGTGAGCCAGCCGATCATCTCGCGGCCATGCAGCCCGTAAGCGCCACGCACATCCGGCTTGCCGGTCTTTTCTGACAGCGCCTCGGGCTGGCCCTTGCACCACCCGAAGCACAGCCGCCCGGCGACAGTGATCGAGTCGACGAAGATGGTGTCGTAGCGGTCCAGTGCGGCCGGATCACCGAAGCGCTCGCAGACGGCGGCATAGTGCGCCGGGCTGTAGGGCTGCTCATCGCGCAATGCTGGGTTGGGCCCGCCGATGAACACCGCGAAATCCCGGCATTCCGCCCATGTGCGCGGCCGGATGCTGTCGCCCGCCCAGCCCTCGATAGCGAGATCGCCCGCTTCGAGATCCATGAACAAGGTGCGCTCGGGATCAAGGGTCCACAGAAGCGAGGTTTTGCCAATTCCACTGCCACCGAAGATGCAGCCCTTGATGCCGCGCGGCTCCGCCAGCCGCTGGTCGGCGCTGATGATGGGGAGCGCGCCGGTCATGACAGGTCATCCTGGCGCGCAGCAGCAGTATCAGGCCCATCGTTGACCACGGCCGCATAAAGCGCATCCAGACGATCCGCCTCATCGAGGCATTCCTTGCCCTTGCGCCGCATGAAGCGCCTTGCATCATCCAGCAGGGCTGGCTCAGCGACAAGTTCCGGGATCGCGACGTACTCCTCGGCGCTTTCGACGAAATACGACTTCGAGCGCAAATCCTTCACAAGCGGCGCGAACGCCTCGCATATGTCGGCGAAATCAACCTGGCCGACAGCATCTTCCTGCGTGCGCAGGATACGCTTTACCTCTGTAATGATGCCGGTGCGCAGCATCCTCAGCGCACCTTCCTGCCGCGCCTGCGTACAGGTCAGCGGAAATGCTGCCTCCATCATGTCATCGGCGATTTTCGGGGCGTTGTTGCCAAGCTGAGAGGCAACCCCCCAGACACGTTCGGCAAATGCCGCTGATCGACTATCGAGCATCGAACCACTCCTTGATTGTTGTGAAAGCTGCAGACCCGTCGGCGATGGCCTTGGCGTCGAGGTCGTGAAACGGGGCGTCCCTACCCTCGAGCATGCCCTTGCGGGCAAGGATCAGATTTTCTTCAGAGGCCCATTCAGCGAAAGAGCGGAAGGTCCCCGTCACATGCCGCCAAGCTGCCTGTTCGGGCGTGGGCGCCACATAGAGAGGATTGCGGCGGTTCGCGCGGCGCTGGGGTCGCAGGCCTCGCATGGCCGCATCCGAGACCATCTTGCGCAGGGCTGTCCGCGTCGGTTCATCACCGCGGTCAAGGCGATCATCCAGCGTGCGGCGCACAATGCCGGGCTCAGCGGCCTCCGCATCACGAAGCTGGCGTGCCTCATGGATCTGATCGCGGCGCAGGCCGAGATCGGCGGCCGTCGCCGGGGGCATGTTGTGATCCCCGACATGCCCCACAGAGCCGGGGTTGCGCTGGCGGGTGGCGACGTCGCCGCGCGCCTGTGCAGCATCGTATTCATCAGCCAGGCGCCGCTTGGCAGCGGCCTCGATTTCCAATGCATCTGCCTGGGCGCGGTGCGCGGCCGCGATCAGGTCATCATGAGCGCTCTTCGCGCGTTGCAGCCGAGCGGCGCGTTTCGCAACATCGTAGGCCAGACCAGCAACCTCCCGCGCCTCGAGCACCTCGGCGGCGGTTTTCGCACCCGACAGCATGCTCGCGGCACGGTCGATCAGGCTGGGCAGGTCCTGCGACGGGGCCGATGCATGGGCGAGCAGGCTCATTGATCGGCCCCTTGAGCGACGATCTCGATCTTCAGCGTGCCGGGCCGCACCGTGCGCGCGGGCTCGAAACCCTGCCGGATGGCCTCGGGCCAGGCGGCGTATTTGCGCTCCGGCACCTTATAAGCCAGATCGACATATTCGGCGGGGTCGTCGCCTGCATCGCGGATCCGCGCGACCATGGCGGCCAGTCGGTCCTGATCCCAATCCACCCGCTTCGGCAGATCGGCGACCACGGTGAAATCGCCATCGTCGAACCGAACCGTGCCAGTGTCCTTGGCTTGAATCTGGCGTTCTTCGGCGGCCCGGGTGGCGTAGCGAACGGCCAGTCCAGCATCGAAGCGGGCTTTTGCCGCCTTGTCGCGCTTCAGGCGCTCGTCGATCTCGCGTTGCAGGATTGCCAGCAACTCGACCGGCAGGGCCGCGATGTCGGCGGCGCTGAGCGATGGCAGATCATCCGGCGTTGGGGTGTTCTCGGGGAAAGGCATGAAATGGTCTCCGTGATCGGTGAAAAAGGATTGGAAGGCGGGCATCACGCGGCCTCCTGCTCGGCGAGCAGCAGCTCGGACAGCGAGACGGCAGCAGCCTTGGGCTTGGGCCGGGCTACGGCGATGTAGGCGAACTGGTCGGGCCCCACGCGCTCTTGGACGAGATGCACGAGACCAAGTTCAGCGGCCCAGAAAGCCCGCGATCCAAGCCTGCTCAATTCGCCGCGCGCCGCATCCGACAGCTTTGAGAACATCGGGAAGACGTCGAGCACCAGAAAGCCGCGATGGTATTCCAGCCGGTCGCCCGGCACGGCCTGCGCCACCCATGCGCAGAACTCGATCTCGGACAGCGGTCGGCTGGCGCGAACCGTGATAAAGGGTGTGGTTTCCATGAACATGTCTCCTCCTTTCCCCTCTACTCAGGCCGCCGCGACATCGTCCCAGCGGGAACCGAGGCCGCTTCGGCGTCCTTGATTGAGGCGTTGTGCAGGTCGTCCGGCTGGCCCGCATCGGCGTAGACCGCCACGAGTGGCGTCCCGTCCTGATGGGAACCGGCATTTTCGATGCGGTAGGCACGCTGGTTCTTCAGGATTTCCGGCAGCTCCCAGCGGCGGTAGAGGCCGGGGATGCGCGTGAGGTCTGCGGACAAAAGGTCGGCTTTGCGGATCATACGGATCGACTTTCGGTTTGAGTTGGGCGCGCGGTGGCGTCTGAATGGGAAAAGCCACCGCGCCGCAGGGATCGGGACATTCGGTCAGCGAAATTCTTGCAGAACGTCGCGCAGACGCCGGGTCGCCCGCTGATAGCGTTTGCGCGTCGCCGTCTCAGACAGCCCCAGTTCGGTCGCGACCTCGGATTGAGAGAACCCGTCGACGGCCACACGGATCACCAGATCCGCATCCGTGCCGATGATGCGGACCAGATCGCCGTGGAGCAGTCCGGGGCTGGCAGTGGCCTGTGACACTCCCCCGTCAATCGGGATATCGTCCGGATCGGTCTCGCTGCGCAGGTACTGGTGCCGGTCCTCGCGCTGACGCGTTCTGATCAGGTCGCGCTCGATGTTCTGCAGGATGGTCGCCGCGATCCAGTTGACCCGCTGCAAGTCCAATCCCCGGATGGTTTCCGAGGCCCGTGCGAGGATTTCGGATGCAACCTCATCGCCGGTGCCGATCCTGCGCCAGATCGATCTGCGCCGAACGGCATCCAGCCCCGGCCAGAGCGCCAGCAGCATCAGCGTCAGGGCACAATCGGAGGCCGCGCCGCCGGACTGCGCGGCCGCGACCAGTGCAACCAGCAACCGATTTTTGTCGTCTGGCGCACGGCAACCGACGTGCAGCGTGTCCAGCACTGCGGCCGGATCAGCGAAATGCGCGAGCGGCTCGCTGGTGCGCCGAAGCGCTTCGAAGTTCCTTTGGAAATTGAGAGTTGAAGAAGACAACATGAGGTGATCACGGATCTCGTGCCACGCGATGGACATTGGACGCCTGCCTTGCGGCCAGGCGTCCAGCGCCTTGTCGTGGCCAGGTCAGGACGTCGTGCGTCTCTGCGATTTTAGGGGATTTGGTGAGATGCGCGCCTCAGCGCGCGGGTGATTGCGCCTGGTTCAGCGTGCCGCAGCCGCGGCAGGTGGCCTGAACCGGAAAGCCCACGAAATACTCGTGGCCCCGCGCAAAGCGCAGGTGCATTCGGCCGTCCCGGCAGACGCCGAGTAGCTTGTCACAGCGCGTGCAGCGCCATTCCGAGTTGGAGGTGGTGGGCTTGGTGTTCGCGGAACCGGACCAGCTCGTCTGGGCTGCCTGGCGCGAGGGGAAGGGAGTCGGCATGGAAGTGCTCCTCTGACTGAGTGAGCACCCCTAGTGGCGGCCCGAATCGGAGATGGTCAGACCCCCCAAAGGGAGATCAAACGGAGATGGGTTCCTCGCAAATGGCCCAGTGGCCGTGTCGGGGCGAATACAGGTACCGGTTGTTGACCTCACCCCATGCATCGCCAAACAACTGAGGGAGCTGGGAAAACCCGGCGTACTTCTTCAGTACAGCGAGTTTCACGTCGCCTTCCCGATCACGGTGAGCCATGTACAGTCGCTCGAACAGCTTCACCTTTTTCGCGCCGGTGACGATCCACGGATCCTGACCGGGCACGGTGACCTGAGCGGCGTCATCACCTTGCTTGCGGAAGTGTACAGCGGCACCCCACGCAGCCGGATCGATCGCAGCCTCATAGGAGGAACGGACCGCATCCGCGTCGATCATGCCGGTATCAGCATCGACGTGATCCTTGAGGCTCAGGACGACATGGCAACCGAAATAGGGAAACCGCACCTCCTGTGGCACGAAGACGATCCCACGAATGCGGTTACCTTCGCCCCGGACAAGGCGGTCGGACGCCTCAAGCACTTTGTCGACCGATGTCGCCCGAGCGAGGTAGATCGGCGCTTCGGCCAGACCGATGGTTGCGACACCTAGCTGATGGAGATGATCAGCGAGTTCGCGCACGCGACCTTTCAGACCCATCGGCTTGAGCAAGTCGCGCAGCGCGTCTCGCAGGTAATCGAAACGGATCTCGTACTCGGAGACGTCCTCTGCCGGGACCGTCGACCCCGTTCCGCCATCGACCAGCGTCAGCGTGGCCTCGTCGCTCGTGCCGTCGCGCTCGACGTTGTGAACGACTTCGCCAAGCTCATCGTCCTCAAACAGGATGACATCCGACCATCCCTTGCGTGTCAGGAAACCGGCGCCGGTCAAATCGTCGGCGGCAACACCAAGTTCATCGAGGTTCTGGCCGGACGCCTTCTCAGACGCGAGGTCGTAGAGCGTCAACAGCTGCGGAAGCTTCTCCTTGCGCTGCGGCTTCGAAAGATCGCCTATGCGTTCTAGCACTCCCCAGGCTTCGAGGAGATCGTAGCCCAGCTCTCGCTTGGCGGGATCACGTTCGCTCTGGATGTTCGACTTGTTCCTTCCGAAGACGTCGAACTGAAGGACACCTTTTCGCCCGCGCCCGTCCACATGCTCGATCCGGAAGCGGACCTTAGTGACATAGCCGCCGCCCGCTTTCGGGATGATCGCCCCGAAAACGCTCCTGGCGATCGCGTCGATGTCGTCCTCCGGCGCGACACTAAGGGTCACCTTCCGAGACCAGTCGCCCAGCGCGACCTGAACTTCGATGATGCCTGCCTTCTTGACCCGATGCGCTTCTTCATCGGGTATCGGCAGCTTGAGCGAGTTTCGGAAGCGAGAGAGGTTGTAAGTCTTCTGGGTCAGGGGCTTGTTCGAAATGTCGTGCTTCAGAGTATCTGCGGCGAACAGATTGGCGACGATCTTGCGTTCCATCCTGTCGCGCGAACACACCTCGATCCGTCGCCGGGCATGTGAATAAACCAGCAGCATCTCATCAGGTGGGCGGAAATATAGCAGCTTCGTCGACTTGTCCGGCTGGACCGTTTTCTGGCTCGCATAGGCGCCGAAGAAGGTGACAGCCAGCAACACGTCCTGACTCTCACCGTTTTCGGCGGGTAGGTCGACAGCCTCCACTTTGCAGCCATCGTCATGCTGCAGGCGCTCGGCGATCTCTTTCGAGAGCGCATCATGGTCGACACCCGCTGCCGCTAAGGGAATTGAGGCATCTATCGACCACGCCTCGTATAGCGTTCCGTGCTCGCGGTAGACCCGCACCTGCATTGCACGCTCAGCGGCATCGAACAGTGCTATGGCATGAAGGTAAGCCCAAAGGCTTCTGGCGACTGCGTCGCGTTGCGGCTTCAAACCTTCGTTCGCAGCGAACCGCGGGTCTTCGGCGAGCCGGCGCAGCATCGCATCAGGCGTCTTGTCGGTCATTAGCATGACGCGACGGGCCTCGATCTCGATCAAGTTGATTCTGTCGCTTTTCAGGGCCTTCAGGGCTTCCGCCATTCTTTCGGCACGAATCTGATCTTCAGCATCGGCGGGAACAGCGGCCATTGCATCGCTTAGGAACACCGAAAACTGCACATGCGAGAGAAATTCGCCGGTTAATTCAATCGGGGCCTCTGCAAACAAGCGTGAAAGCTCCGGTGCACCTTTGAACAATGACCTCGCCACAATGATTCTCCTGATTTTCAGTTTAATTGGAAAAGCATGACAATCATCTCATGACCGAAGGGAACAAAACAAGATCATGAGTCAGTCAAGAGTTGTGTTTCCGTGAGGGAGAACGTCTCAAGGCTGCTGTCCCGATACGGCCCGCTGCGTGGCTTTTGGTTGGTAACGACACCAGCAAGCACGGCCACCCAAGACATGAAACGCCCCAATCCACTCCCAGCCGACCAGATGACGCCCGCAGAACGCCGCGCCGAGCTATGCGGCCTGCTTGCTCTTGGGCTGGTTCGGTTGCGGATGCGTGATCGGGCGAAAGTATCTGACGAAATTGGAGAAAGTAGCCTACACTATCCGGCCGACGAATGGCGTCATGCAACTCCAACTCAACGGAGAAATGCATGACCAAACAAGATCCCATTCCCGCCCGCCTCGCCGCGCTCAAGACAACATCGACACCGGACCTGAAGCAGCAATGGCGAGAGCTGTTCGACAGCGAACCGCCGCCCTTTAACCGTCGATACCTCGAAAGCCGCTTGGCCTACCGCATCCAGGAGCTGGCCTATGGCGGCCTGAAATCGGAAACCGTAAAGCGGCTGGAAACCCTCGGCGAGCAACTCGATGGCGGTGACCGCAAGAAGAGCCGCATCCGCGCCGACCAAATGCCCATCGTCGGCACCCGCCTGATCCGTGAATGGCAAGGCATCGAGCATGTCGTCACCGTCACCGCTGACGGTTTCGACTGGCAGGGTCGCCCCTACAAATCGCTCTCAGCCATCGCCCGCGCCATCACCGGCACACGCTGGAACGGCTGGGTGTTCTTTGGCCTGAAAAACCATCGGAGGGTCGCATGACCAAACCGATTGTCCGGAAGCTTCGCTGCGCGATTTACACGCGCAAATCCTCCGAGGAAGGGCTGGAGCAGGAGTTCAATTCGCTTCACGCCCAACGGGCGGCCTGCGAGGCCTACATCGCGAGCCAGCGCTCCGAGGGCTGGGTGCTGGTCCGCGATCAGTATGACGACGGCGGTATCTCCGGCGGCACGCTCGAGCGCCCCGGACTTCAGCGGCTGATGGCGGACATCGAGGACGGGCTGGTCGATGTTGTCGTTGTCTACAAGATCGACCGTCTCAGCCGCTCGTTGGCCGATTTCGCCAAGCTCGTCGAGGTGTTCGATCGGAACGGCGTGACCTTTGTTTCCGTCACGCAGTCGTTCAACACGACCACGTCGATGGGGCGGCTAACGCTGAACATTCTGCTGTCGTTCGCCCAATTCGAGCGCGAGGTGACGGCCGAGCGCATCCGCGACAAGGTTGCGGCCAGCCGCAAGAAGGGCATGTGGATGGGTGGCGTCCCGCCGTACGGCTACCGTGTCGAGAACCGGAAGCTGGTTGTCGACGATGAGCGCGCCGAGAATGTTCGCTGGATCTTCGCCCGCTTCCTCGAGATCGGCTCAGGCACGGAACTGGCGCGGGAGGTCGCGAAACGCGGCATCCGCACGCCGCGCGGCAACCGGATCGACAAAAAGTACCTGTACCGGATGCTGAACAACCGCGCCTATATCGGCGAGGCGGTCCACAAGGGCGATAGCTACCCCGGCGAGCATGACGCCATCATAGACAAAGATGTCTGGGACAAAGTCCACACCATCCTGACCGAAAGCCCCCGCAAGCGCGCCGCACGCACACGCGCCGACACGCCTGCGCTGCTGAAAGGTCTGCTCTACGGCCCCGATGGAGCGGCGTTCTCGCCAACCCACACGCGCAAGGGCGACAGGCTCTACCGCTACTACGTCAGCCAGACGGTGCTGAAGCATGGTGCCGGATCGTGTCCCGTCGGTCGTGTCCCGGCAGGCGAGATCGAGGCGGCCGTCATCGACCAACTCCGCGTTGTATTCCGCCAGCCCGAGATAGTGGCCGGTACGTGGAAGGCGGTGCGCACTCACGCCAGCGATATCACCGAGGCAGACGCCCGCGCGGCCCTGCAGCAAATCGATCCGGTGTGGGACGAACTGTTCCCCGCCGAACAAGCGCGCATCTTGGCGCTGCTGGTCGAGCGAGTGGACATCGGTATGGAGGGCTTGAATGTCAGGCTCCGCGTCGACGGTCTCCATGGCTTTGCGCGCGAAATGCTTGCAGGCGGCATTGAGGTGGCTGCATGAACAGCAAGACGCCGATCCCGGACACCGTGACGCTGCACGTGCCATTCCGCGTCGGGAAGCGCGGTGGGCGAAAGGAGATGCAGCTGCCCGAGGGCGTCAAGCAACCGCGCCGGACCGACAGCACACTGGTCAAGGCGCTGGCTCGCGCGTTCCGCTGGAAGCGGATGCTGGAGTCGGGTGAGTTCGCCACCATCGCCGAACTGGCCGAGCGCGAGGGCATCGCGCCGTCTTACATGACCCGCGTCCTGCGTCTAAGCCTGCTGGCACCCGATATCGTCGAGGTGATCTTGGACGGCAGGCAGGGATTAGATGTGACGCTGTCGCAAGGACTAGAGCCGTTTCCCCTTGCGTGGAAGCATCAGGCCCAGCATTTTTCTCTGTAGGGCAAAAACTGCACTATGGAGGATTGACTCGCTAGATAAGACCTCCTAAATCTCTGTAATACGAATTACAGAGGAATACTCTAATGCGGCTCTCGGAGCTTTCCGACATTCACTCCGGATACACGGCGCGAGGAAAACTTGATCCAGTGCCGGAGGGTGGCGTGCCGGCGCTGCAACTGCGCGATGTCGGAACGACCGGCGAGATGCCGGGCTCGGACTTCCAAAGATACCATCTGAACAAGCTGTCCGACCGCTACTTTGTCCGCGGCGGCGAGGTGGTCTTTCGCTCACGTGGCGAGCCGAATGCTGCCGCAGCCATTCCCGATCCGCTGCCGGAACCTGTCGTTGTCATCGTCCCATTGGTGATCGTTCGCCCCGACAGGGGCCGCATTCTCCCGGAATACCTGGCTTGGGCAATCAACCAGCCTGATGCGCAGCGGCAGCTTGGTGCGGAAGCACAGGGCACAAGTCTAAGAATGATCCCGAAGACGGTTCTCGAGAACCTCGAGATCGCCGTCCCCGACCTGACCACACAAAAAAGCATTGTCGAACTCAATGCCCTTGCCCGGCAAGAGGGACAGCTACTCCGCCAGCTCGCTGCTCGCCGGGAGAACCTCTTGAGCGCCATTCTCGGTGAGGCCGCGAAGGCCGCCGACCAGAAGGAAATTGCCTGA